TCCTTCGGAAGAGGATGAGAACACCCTGTACTTCAATTGCGATCTCGAGGTTACTGGTGGGTTTGTGGAATCCACCACATTTGCAAGTATTACCTCGATCGAAGGAGCTGGAGTGGGGATCACCTATTCCCCAAGCACTGCAAACACAGCTCTCCCTGCAGCAGCGAATGACGTCATTTTCAAAGAGCCCACCGGAATCACAACAGATACCGTTGAGGTCACAGCTGCGGCAGCCTCCTATATCGGCATCTCTTATGACGGCGGAAAGACCTGGACCAAGCTCACAAGCGGAACACCTGCAACAATCCCTTCTACTATCTGGCCTGCAGCTGGAGGGCTTTCTAAAGCTCTCATCATGGTTCAGGAAGACGGGAAGGCTACAAGGTTTGTGAATCTGTTTATCGCAAGGGCTTAAGGTGATCTTGCATGGCAGGTTTAAAAACGGAGTTCCTAGACGGAACTCGCCTTTTTTATCCATTGGAATCTTTACCGGCCCTTTTCAAAACAGTCGGGGCAGTCTCACGTAAGGGATTCTACGAGAAACTTGCAGAAATCGACGGAGTAGGTGGCGAAGGTCTGTCCCTAGAAACTATCACGGAAATGATAAGGATAGGTCTACAGTGGGAGAACCCAACCATCAACTATGATGCAGCTTTCGCGCTTGTAAAAAAGTTTTATGAGGTTAAGGGCTACGAGGCCCTCGAGTCCGTGATTATAGATGCATTTGCTGGTTCTGGGCTTTCTGATCAGATGCTTGTCGAGAAGAGGAGGGCTTACCTCACAGAACTCAAGGAACTTGACCTCAGAGCTCTTGAATTTGAGATAGAGAGAAAAAGGGCATTCCTTGAAAACAGGAAAGCTGAGCTTCCCAATCCTCCCAAGCTTCCAACGGGGGTTGATATGGGGGGGAGGGCGAAACCCGCGATAAAGTCTCAGACGAGGAAGAGGAAGACGTAACTATTTTCCAGTGGATCGACCAGCTCCAAAGAGCTATGCTGAAATTTTGTGATGAAAAACCGGCTGCCACCTTGAAGATGTCTCTTGGAGAGATTCATCTATGCTTGGAAGAAGGGTTTGAAAAGTTTAAGTGTGAGATGCAGCTGCACGCCGATTTGAAATGTGCAATCCTAAATGCACCCTGGACTCACAAGAGAGATAAAAAAGTCTGGGTGTTGGAAGATTTCCTCCCAAAAAAAATGCTGCCTCCAAAAACAAAGAAACGAGAGGTAACTGAAGCTGAGAAGTCAAAACGTTGGGCTGCTGCCGGTGCTGCGATGATGAAAGTTGTCAGGGAACACGAAAAAGAGACTGGAGTGAGGGTATAATGGGGCTTATTGGTGAAGTATGGGCAGATGCAGGGCTTCATGTAGATAAGGTAAGTTTTGCAGAGTATGCATCGATGCTGAAGCAGGCAGAAAACCAGGTCAAAGTGATGTCCGATGTTTCCAAAGGCCTCCTCGCGACGGTGTTCACTGGTGCTTCTGTTGCTCTTACTGGCGTACTTGCATATGGCACATCTATCGCGTCGTCTTTTGAAGATGCAAGCACTACACTAACTACTGTTTATGGCGATCTGGATATTGCCAAGGAAAAATTTACCTGGCTCGCGGATTTTGCTGCGAGCACACCTTTTGAGTTTCCTGAGTTACTCGATGCGACTGTAAAACTAAAGTCATATGGTATCGAAGCCGAAACTTACATGGGAACGATAGGAGACGCATCAGCGGCTATGGGAAAAACCCTTGATGAAACTACAGAAGCCGTAGCTGACGCAATGACCGGTGAATTCGAGAGGCTCAAGGAATACGGAATAAAAGCCATCCAGATTACAAGTAGCAACTATCAACAGATGGGGGCTACCATGTCCCAGGTCGGCATGACGGCTCTCCAATATACCAATAAAGCCGGAGAAGAACAGTATAAAATAGTTGATAGAAATAACCGTGAGATGGTCTTGTCTTCTATTCAGTCTATCTGGGATATCGAAAAAGGATTTGAAGGGGCAATGGAGGCAAGGTCCAAAACCCTTTCGGGGCTGATGTCGACTCTTAAAGATAATCTATCAATGGGCCTTGTAGATATAATCGGTTTTGATATCCAGGAAATGGATGCACAAGCCGGCTCATTACTGGGGATATTCAAGAAATTAATCGGGGCTGCTGTAGATCTTACAAGTGGTCTTTCTGATCTTCCAGAATCAGTACAGGCATTTATTTCAGTTGCTGTTGTAGGCGGGACTGTGGCATTTGCTCTGGCAGGTGGATTTTTCGCGGCTGAATTGGCTGGACTCTCTTTAGAAGTAGTAATGGGAGCTCTAGGAACTGCTGTTAGTAGTGTTTTGTTGCCAGCCACTCTCATAGTCGGTACTCTTGCTCTTGTTGCCGCCGGTCTTTACGTGCTTGAGGAAAAAACCGGTCTTGTTAGTGCAGGTTTCAATCTGCTCTATGACATGGCTACAATCGTCTGGTACGGATTGAAAGGCACCATAAGCGAGGTCATTGATTGGGTATCAGACAAGATAGGAGGGTTCGTTAAAGTCGTAAGCGGGATAGCCGATGCCCTGGGACTGGGCGGTGTAGCGGATGCAATCGGGGGGGTATTCGATTCCATAGGAAGCCGGTTAAGTTCCTTTGCATCAGACGTTGACACGGTTGCAAACAACTACAGGGAAAGCAGCAAGGAAATAACTGACGCAAGCAACGAGGCGGCAAAAGGGGCAGAAGAAGCGAGCGAAGCTGCCGATGGGGCTCACGAATCTTGGCTGGATTCCATTTTCGGGCTCGCTGACGGGGCTAAAGAAGGATACGGGGAAGTAACAAACGCAGCTCAGGAAGTAAAGAGTTCCTACGATAAGGCAGTCGAAGAGATGAACGCAAACCTGCAGCAGAAAAAAGAGGCTCAAATCAAGGTCGCTGTCGGTATTGACACGTCAGACTTTGAGAGGGGCGTTCAGCTTGTAGATGGCAGCCTGCTTATCCTTAACGAAAACGGGGAGCTTGTTCACCATACCCTGGAAGGCGTGGACGAGAAGCTTACCGACCTGGGGGATCATAATTTCGAGACTACCAGGGGAAGTATCTCTGTCCTTGTATCAGATGGTAGCAACATAGAGCAGACAATGGCAAGGGCTGACAACATCGTAAACGAAACCGGCAACGATGTAGTAGTTCTTGACACGTCAATAAAGAACCTGGACGGAAACCAGCTCGTAGGGCTCAACGGGCAGATTGTAACGGTGCAGGATTCTACCCAGAACACCTTCACACTCGTAGATAACCTAACGGGCAATTTCGTTGAGCTTAACGGGCAGAATCTTTCCGGCATAAATGGGCAGATCCAGGGAGTTGACGGCTCTACAACAACAGCCACCGGAAAAGTGGGAACCTGGCAGGAATATTTTGCCTCGATAAATGTGCAGCCTCTTAGCACCCTGCAGGGCAATATCATGACATCCGGTTCGATGGTTGATACTAGCAACCAGAAAACCGGCAACTGGAATACAACACTGGAGAGGACAAACGCTTCTCCATTCGGGATGCTGCTAGGGAACCTGATTACCTCAGGGGCTAACGTAGATTCGGACAATACTAAAACAAACACCTGGAACAGCACCCTCGGCAGAACTAACTCAAGCCCGTTTGCAACCCTTCACGGAAACCTTACGACCGCAGGCAAGAACGTTGATTCAGTCAATACGAAAACAAGCACGGCAAATATCACGCTCGGGAAAATGGGCTCGATGTCGTTCAGCACCACTCTATCCGGGCTGAGTGGCGTCTACAACAAGCTTGTAGATATCTACGATCAGGCGAAAACCACAATCTCAAAACTTCTAGAAATTGGAAAAACTTCAGGATCCGGATCAGATAAAAGCAGCGTTTACGGTTATACCTCATCAGAAGCTGCAACCAGAAAAGCAAACAATGTCGTCTATAACAACAATGTAAAAATCCAGAATAACTATGAAGCTTCCAAGTCGAGTACAGCAAGCGTAAAAAGAGCAACAGGCGGTTAATCTCTCTGAATTTTTCTAAATAAA